ACGCTATCAACCGGCGGCCGCTGTATTGCCTTGTCGACGCCAAATGGGATTGGCGACTGGTTTTATCGTATGTATTCTGACGCCGACGCTGGATTGAACGACTTTCATCCGACTATTTGCCATGGAGTGTACATCCAGATCGAGACGAAGAGTGGTACAAGAAAGAGACACGGAACATGACTAAGAAGGAGATAGCGCAAGAGCTAGAATGCTCTTTCTTGTCTTCTGGTGAGACAGTTCTCGACGTCGAACACTTAGAATGGGTTTTCGAGGGTGTAAGGGATCCCCTATATAGAGACGGGTTCGATCGGAATCTTTGGGTGTGGCAAGAGTTTGATCCGACGTCAAAATATTTCATGGCGGTCGACGTCGCCAGAGGTGATGGAGAAGACTGTTCTGCTTTTCATGTTTGGAATGTCACAACGAATGAAATCGTCGCAGAATATCAAGGCAAGCTTGCAATTGATATGTATGCTAGTGTTGTCCACCAGACCGCAACAAGGTACGGGACTTGTTTAGTTGTTATTGAAAGTAATAATATTGGCTTTATGCTTATTGACAAGTTGAAAGATTTAAGGTATAATAACTTATACTATTCCAAAAGTGATGAATATATTGATCCAATAATAGCAGAAAACATCATCGGAGCGACCGCCGGTTTTACCACCTCTTCAAAGACGAGGCCACTAATCATCGCCAAGATGGAAGAAATGGTCCGCAATCAACTAGTTATAACAAAGTCTAAGAGATTATTTGGAGAATTTAAAACTTTTGTTTGGAAAAATGGTCGACCTCAAGCAATGCGCTCAAAGCACGACGACTTAGTAATGTCTTTTGCGATTGCCTGCTGGATTAGAGACACTGTATTCGAGGAGAGCGCTTATGATCGAGAAAAATCAGAAAAAATGCTGTGTGCATTCTTCACAGATAAGAAAGAATTTAATACAACTATCCCTGGAATGGCTGGGCACTCGCCAGTTATGAAATCAGGGCAAGCGATAGAAGCAAAAAAGCAACAACAACAGTACACTTGGCTATACAAGGGCTAACATATGTCATATAAAAAAACAATCATACCTAAAAGAAGTTCAGAGAACCCGAGAAATCCGGATAATCCGCTTTACAAGGCGCTCACGCAACTTTTCTCAGGCCCAATCGTCAACTACCGCCATGAACAGGCAAGAAAGTATCGTCGAAAGGAGCTTGATAAATTCAACTGGACATCCGCTTCCGGAAAAGAGTTCAAAAAATCCGATTACGAGAAAAATTACTCGTTTTATGGCGATTTCATGCTCAACCAGAACAGGAATGATCGCTATATAGACTTTGATCAAATGGAGTATATGCCGGAACTCAATTCAGCGCTTGATATTTACGCTGACGAGATGACTACTTCGACAGAAGTGCGCCATATGCTTACAATTGATTGCCCAAATCAAGAAATTAAGACAGCATTACAGATTCTATACTATGATGTTCTTAATGTTGAGCTAAATCTTTACGGCTGGGCTAGAACTCTTTGCAAATATGGAGATTTCTTTCTTTACTTGGATATCGATGAAAAATCAGGCATACAAAATGTTGTTGCTATGCCAATTANNGAGATAGAAAGGCTCGAAGGGCANGANGAGAACAACCCAAATTACCTNCAGTACCAGTGGAACACTGGNGGCCTAACTTTCGAAGATTGGCAGATTGCGCACTTCCGGATCCTAGGAAACAACAANTACAACCCGTATGGAACTTCTGTCCTTGAGGGCACTCGTCGAATTTGGAGGCAGTTGACGCTNGTAGAAGACGCAATGATGTCTTACCGNATCGTACGAGCACCGGAGCGCCGAGTGTTTTATGTCGATGTTGGGGCTGTAGCCCCGCAGGACGTTGAAACGTATATGCAGCAAGTCATGACCACACTTAAGCGTAACCAAATACTCGACGCAGATAGCGGCCGAGTAGATCTTCGCTATAATCCGATGTCGGTTGAAGAAGATTACTACATCCCAGTCCGAGGAGGCACTCAAGGGACAAAAATCGAAACACTTGCAGGTGGCCAATTTACTTCGCAGATTGAAGACGTAAAATATCTTCGTGAGAAGTTGTTTTCCGCTATCAAGATCCCGCAGGCTTATCTGATCGCCGGTGAAAATGCCGAAGACAGGAGTTCCCTCTCTCAGAAGGATATCCGCTTTGCTAGGACCATCCAGAGGCTCCAAAAGGCCCTAGTCTCCGAGCTTACAAAGATTGGGATGGTGCACCTCTACACTCTAGGCTTCCGAAAGTCTGATCTTACAGGATTTAAGCTTAGATTGAACAACCCATCTAGGATTGCCGAGCTACAGGACCTAGAAACGATGAAAACTCAGTTTGAGGTTGCTTCATCTGCGACTGACGGCTTTTTCTCCAAACGATATATTGCCGAGCGCATATTTAACATCTCGCAAGAAGAATTCCTTCGCAATCAACGTGAAATGTACTTTGACCGAAAGTTCTCTGCCGCTCTTGACTCCGCAGCTAGCGATGAAACAGAAGAAGATTCATCACTTGGGGGCGGAATGGGAAGTTTTGACACAGACTCTGAAACGCCAGGATTTGAAAGTGACGAGACTCCAGGTCTAGACACAGACGAAAGCCCCGAAGAAGATATCTTAAAAGTTGCACCCGGCAAAAGAGATGATCGAGGAAATGCGCTAACAACAACCCCGAAATCAAATGGGAAGATGTATCGCCCCAAAAAAGACGGAAGAGTCAAAAAAGAAAGAATGAGTATGAAGTCTGCAGCATTCCCGGAAACCGCAACCGGGGATACAAAAAGATCATTAGTCCCAATGTCTGCAGATATCTTTGAGGGCATAGAATCGACTTTAGAAGGGATGGTTGAGAAAAAGGAAACTAGTTATATAGTAGAGGAAGGTTTTGAAGAACACTCCCGAGATGTCGACAGTCTATTAGAGTCATTGGAGAGGAAAGATGATAAAGATCAAATACAATAAGAAAAGAAATACCGCTTTTCTTTACGAAGCGTTAGTTAGAGAGCTTACAAAGGCAGCGCTTAAAGATAATGTTGAAAGGGTGACAGTGGTCACTAGACTCGTAAAAGAGCACTTCAAGAAAGGGTCTCCCCTTTATAAAGATCTCTATCTTTATCGTACGCTCTTGGAGACGAGAGATATGACCGAACCGCACTTGGCCGATCGCCTGATTCAAGAAAGCAAGTTCTCGTATGCCATGGTTGATCGCAAACTTGCATTTAATGCGCAGACAAGGCTTATTGCCGTCATCAACAAAGAATTAGGATCGTCCGTATATAATAATTTTGTCCCAAATTACAGAGATCTAGGCACTATCCACAATGTACTGCAAGGTGTAGAAGACGCCAAGAGTCGTGTTCTAATCGAGAACGATCTTGTCAAAAGGCTCTGTGGCGCTAAACTGCTGAGCGAGAAAAAGAAATATAAACCAATCGACGCACTAGTTTACCGCCAGTTTGTCAAGACATTCAACGATGAATATGGCACGATACTCTCAGAGGGACAGAAAAAGGTAGTATCCCAATTTGTCACTTCCTTCGCTGACGACGGCATAGAATTCAAGATGTACATCTCAGAAAGACTTACTGATCTTAAATCTGCGCTAGAAAGCTATAAAACGGAAAACCCGGTTATTGCAGAAGGCATAGAAAACATTACAAAGAAATTTAATAATTTTGAAAACCTAGAGCTTAACGAAGAACTCCTATTGGACACTCTTAAGCTTCAATCTCTCGTGGAGGAGCTTCACCATGGCGATTCAAATTAAAGTAGGCGAAGATCCAGAACAAGACACACCTCCTGCTCGAACCATTAAACTAAATGCAAAAAAAGCACTCAATGGCGATATATTAATAGGTGATCACCCAGAACTGCACATAATCGTCTCCCGTAAAAATAGTAAAATAACAACTTACCCCAAGGCCGAGATGGGAGAACACACGTACCACTCACAGGACGACATTTTCTCTTATCTTGCAGATTATGGTGTTGTGGCTCACGACTCAATGCAAGGTGGCCTCATGCTGGGCTCTATGGAAGCAGATATAATGCAGCCAAGTGAGAACTCCCGGGTTGATTTTGTGGAAGTTATTTTGTCAAAGCTTTATGACTATTTCCAAATGGAAGAACCCAGCTTCGAAATGGTCGACAAGTTTAAAGACAATGAAGAAGAGCGCCTTATGGATCCGGATGTATATACAGATCTAGGGGACGTTCCGCAAGCAGAGAAGAAAGGATCGATCGACCCTCGGTTTGCTCGAAAATATTACATTACTTATCATTTTTAATGAATTTGTTGTTTTTTATCTTAATCTGTTATGGGCTGACACAGCTGTTGGTCGACGGATCCATCTTTAACAAAATAAGACCAAAACACCACTTTTTTCATTGCCCTATGTGTGTCGGTTTTTGGGTTGGCTTTTTAATATATTGCTTATTCAACCCCTTCGACGTCGTATACGGCTTCGCATACGGTTGCCTCTCGTCCGGAACTTCTTATGTCTTATGCCGACTTTTTGGAGATGAAGGAATAAACATAAGAATTTATGAAACTTAACACTATTTATAAAAGAATGGAGATTATTATGCCTTGGACACAAAAATGGGCTCTGCAGCCGGTTCGCCGCTGCTGTAAGGGGTCTTGAAACGAGCGGGTGACGCCCGCAAAAGGAAAATTAGATGCATAAACAACTATTAAGAGAATACTATGAGCTTTGCGAAGGTGGCGTTTGTCAAGACTTTCTGACAGAAGGCGAAAAAAATAGAATCAGTGAAGGCGCCACTATCCTCACCGGTGTTTTGCAAAAGTATGGTGAGAAGAATGGCAACGGCCGTGTGTATCCGGAAAAAACACTTCGAAGAGAAGTTGAAAACTACAAAAGAGTAGTAACCGAACGGCGTTCGGTTGGAGAGTTAGACCATCCGGACGACTCAGTTGTTAATCTTAAGAACGTCTCGCACTTGGTGACAGATATATGGATCGACGGTAATAAAATAATGGGCAAGTTAGAAGTGCTCCCAACTCCTTCGGGAAACATTTTGAAAGGACTGGTCAATGCCGGAGTTAAGATAGGAATCTCTTCTAGGGGCCTGGGATCGGTTCATGAATCTCTTGAAGGGACAACGGTGAATGAAGACTACCAGCTTATTTGTTTCGACGTTGTGCAAGAGCCATCGACATCAGGCGCCTTTGTTGGCCCTACAAGATCGACGTCCTCAATGCATATGAACGAAGACCTTACAAAGATTGCCTTGGAAAATACCAGAGAGCAGATAATACTTTCGAAAATTTACGACCTAGTAGGACTATAATGGATAAAAACGAACTCGCAAAAATCTTGAAACCTCTTATTAAAGAGTGTATAAAAGAAGTAATTATGGAAGAACCAGGTGTTCTTGCCCACGTGATCAAAGAATCCGTGCAAGGGATCTCTGCGACAATGTTAACTGAGAATAGGGGTGAAGAGCCCATTCGCAGGTTTATGAAGAAGGCACAAAAGGCAAGACCTAAGAAAGACCTAAATGAAACAAGGAGTCGCCTTTTAGACTCAATCGGCGGCGCCGGCAACTTTAATGGCGTTAACATCTTTGAGGGGACAGAGCCACTTTCCGGCCCTTCCACCTCACAACAAGAAAAATTCGGTGCTCTAAGGGATACAGATCCCAACGACTCCGGTGTAGATCTATCAAATTTCGGATTATAGGAGTATAATGAGGAAATACAACAAGTCAGGCAAGAGAAACTTTGAAGAGTATGA